GAGGTTCAATATGCCGGCGGCGGATTTGAAACCAAGGTGAACGGCCTTAATGGCACCATCAAGGGGCGATCTGCTGACAAGTATCAGCGCGATTACGAGATCGAGCTTGATGGTGCATTCCCGGTCAACATCCGCGTCTCACGCATCACGCCGGACTCCACAAGCGCGAAAGTCAGCAACGCGTTTCAGTGGACCAGCTACACCGAAATCACCCGCGCCAAGTTGCGCTACGGCAACAGCGCCCTCATCGGCATTCGCGTTGACGCTGAGCAGTTCAGCAACATCCCGGCCCGCAGCTATCTGGTGCGCGGCATCAAGGTGTTGATCCCTAGCAATGGCACGATCAGCGCCGTCGATGGCAGCATCACATACTCTGGCGCGTGGGACGGCACCTTTGGAGCCGCTCAGTGGACCACGGATCCAGCTTGGATTCTATGGGATCTGCTGACCAGCACTCGCTATGGATTTGGCGATCACATCACTGCTGCGCAGCTTGACAAGTTCGCTTTCTACGCCGCATCGCAATACTGCTCGGAGCAAGTTGACGGCGAGCCTAGATTCTCCTGCAACGTTAATATCCAAACAGCAGAGGAAGCGTACAAGCTGATCAGTGACATGTGCTCGGTATTCCGAGTGATGCCATATTGGTCTGCGGGCGCACTGACAATCAATCAAGACAAGCCGCAAGATCCGGCGTACCTATTCACACTGGCAAACATCACCCCCGAAGGCTTCAGTTACGAAGGCGCCAGTCTCAAGTCCAAGCCGACGGTAGCTGTGGTCAGCTACTTGGATCTGGAGCTGCGGGACATCGCCAAGGAAGTGGTCGAGGACCGCGACGGGATCAACCGCTTTGGCGTGATCACCACAGAACTGAGCGCCTTTGCCTGCACCAGCCGGAAGCAAGCACGGAGGCTTGGCGAGTGGTTGCTCTACACCAACCGCTACGAAGGCGAGGTGATCAGCTTCACGACATCCATCGATGCCGGTGTGGTGGTGCGCCCGGGGCAGGTGATCGAGGTCTCCGATCCCACCCGCAGCTCCGAGCGCCGTGGTGGGCGGATCACCTCCGCAACGACAACAGCAATCACCGTCGACAGTGCCACTGGCTTGGTGCTCGGGACCAGCCCGACGCTGTCGGTGATCCTGCCAACCGGTGCGGTTGAATCCAAAACGGTGTCATCCATCGTCGGCAGTGTGATCACGGTCAGCAGCGCCTATTCAGCAGCGCCTAACCCAAACAGCATTTGGATCTATCAAACCGCTGACATCGAAGCCTCCACCTGGCGCGTGATCGGCATCACCGAGCAAGACCAAGCGCAGTACAGCATCACTGCGATGGCGTACAACAGCAGCAAGTACGACTACATCGAGCGCAGTCAACCGCTGCAAGAGCGTGATGTCACAAACCTTAACGTCATTCCTCCGGCGCCAACTGGGGTCACGGCAACTGAAGCGCTCTACGACAACAACGGCGTCGTCCAGTCAAAGCTGGTGATCAGTTGGGTTCCAGTCGATGGCATTGGCACCTACAGGTTTAGGTACCGACTGGAGGACAACAACTGGACTGATTTGACTGTTCAGCGACCTGACTACGAGATCCTCGACACCACGCCAGGCGTCTATCAGATCGAGGTCTACAGCGTCAGCCCCACCAACCTTCGCTCATCGTCGCCCGCCACCAATACCATCACCGCCCTGGGCAAGACGGCTCCCCCAGCGTCGCCCACTGGCCTCAGCCTGGTTGCGATCGATGAGGCCTCGGCCGTCATCAGTTGGAACCGCAGCCAAGAGCTGGATGTGATCTTGAACGGCAAGGTTCTGATCCGGCACCAACCGGTGCTGACCGGTGCATCGTGGGAAAATGCGCAGGAGATCGTTGCCGCGGCGGCCGGTGGCCAGACCCAGAAGCAGGTGCCATTGCTGGAGGGGACCTATCTGCTCAAGTTCGAGGACGACACCGGCAACCGCAGCAGCACGGCGTCCGCAATCATTGTCGACCTGCCGACGCCATTGCCGCGGCTGATCGTCCAGACCTACACACATCCGCCGTTTGATGGCACCTTCACCGGCATGTTCTACTCGGCCGAATCCGAGGGCATCTTGCTGGCGGGCACGGTGCTGGTGGATGACATGGGCACCTGGGACGACCTTGGCTCAATCGACAGCATCGGCGACATCCTGCCGGCAGGTACCTACGAGCTGGGTGACACGCTTGACCTGACCCAGGTCTACGACATCAACATCAGACGGACGCTTGAGTTCACCACGCTGGCGGCCGGCGCCTTGATTGATGACAAAACGCTTTACATCGACGACTGGGGTCTGATCGACGATGCTGCGCCCGATGGCCCGAATGCGTCGATGTATGTCCGCAGCACGACCGACAACCCGTCGGGGTCGCCAGCCTGGGGCGAATGGCGCGAGTTCGCCAACGCAACGGTCCGAGGTCGTGCATTCCAGTTCAAGGTGGTCGCAACAACCATCGACCCATCGCAGAACATATTGATTACTGATGTCGGCGTTACAGTCGAGATGCAGCAGCGTGCCGAGATCTCAGACGTAAGCGACACACTGAACGCAGCAGCAGAAATCCAGGCTGGCAGGGACTATACCATCGTGGCCGCAGGCACGACGAACTTCACGTTGATCGGCGCGGCCAACAACAACCCTGGCACCAAGTTCACCGCAACTGGACCGGGCACCGGCACCGGCACTGCTGCTGGACCGTTCCTGATCGACTTCGTTGACAACTTCTACCAGTCGCCTACGATGGGGATCACCATCTTCAACGCAGATAGCGGCGACTACTATACACTGGACACGTTATCGCGCACTGGCGTTGATCTTGTGATCCAGGACAACAGCGACAAGCCAGTCGCACGCAACTTCCAATACACCGCCGTCGGTTACGGCAAGGAGATCACCTAATGGCGCAACACGACTACGACATCGCCAACCAAGCTGGTGCTGCGTTTCGGTCAGACCTGAACAATGCGCTGTCGGCTATTGCGACCAACAACAGTGGAACCACGGCGCCCTCGACGACGTTTGCCTACCAGTGGCACGTTGACACCGATGCACCGGCGACGCTGTACATCCGCAACGGCGCCAATAGTGCCTACATCGAGGTCGGTGATGTAACGCTTGATAACCTCGGATTGCAAAAGTTCAGGCGCGCAACCGCTCAGGCATCCACGTCTGGCACGGCGATCACATTTGGCAGCATCCCAAGCTGGGCCAACCGGATCACCATGATGCTCTATGGCGTCAGCACTAACGGCAGCAACGAGCTAATTGTTCAGCTTGGCACTGCTAGCGGTTTTGTCACAAGCGGTTACAACTCCAACTCGGAGAGCGTCGCAGCTACATCTAGTCAATACAGCAGCGCTGGGTTTCTTCTTACAAACACAACTCTAAACACATATCTGCACTCAGGCATAGTGCACATGATCAGGGTTGACGGCAACAATTGGGTTTACACGTCAAACGTAAAGCGCGCTGCAGTTTCAGGTACTACAACCAGCGCCTATGGCGCCGGTGATGCCACGCTTGGTGCAGTGTTGACACAAGTGCGATTGACTAGCACTAGCACGCCAGATACCTTCGACGCTGGTACGGTTAACATAGTGTACGAGTCCTGATAGCACATGGCCGACCGTAAGATCTCCGACCTGACAGCGCTTACGGCGCCTGCTGCAGGCGACTACCTGCCGATCGTTGACATCAGCGAGGCATCAGCCGCCAACAAGAACAAGCGCATCACGATCGAGGAACTGCTCCGCGGCGCACCTGACGGCACCGCGGCAGCACCTGGCTTCGCGTTCGAGTCGGACGGCGGCAACGGCATGTACCTTGCCGGCACCGACACAGTAGCCATCTCAACTAATGGCACGGGGCGGTTGTTTGTTGATGCGAGCGGGAATGTTGGGATTGGTGCGTCAAGCTCAACAGGTAAATTCAACATCAACGTTTCCGCAAGTGCGTCTTTACAAAGAGCGCTATACGCAACCAATTCAACAGATGCAGATTTCCAGATTCAAATTTCTACCGGATACACACTTCTTTCGACAACAACAGCAACTCCCCTAGCGTTTGGAAATGGCAATACCGAACGCGCCCGCATCGACAGCTCCGGCCGCCTGTTAGTTGGCACGTCTTCTAGCCTTACGGGTAACTCCGCCTTCCAAGTAGCCACAGGAGGCGATGAAAACATCGGTACGTATGTGGGGCGTGACGATGGGTATGGACCCGCTCTTGTTTTTAGAAAATCCAGAGGCTCAAATGCTTCGCCAACAATTACCAGTTCTGGCGACGAAGCTGGACGAATTTCATTTAACGCTCACGCTGGCGCCAGCGGCTTCTTAGGTGTAGCCGAAATTAAAGCTGAAGTAGACGGCACCCCCGGCGCCAACGACATGCCGGGCAGGTTAGTGTTCTCCACTACGGCCGATGGGGCGTCTTCTCCGACGGAGAGGATGAGGATTAACAATTCAGGATACTCAAAATTTACAAATGCAAATGCTTATGTTGAAGGTGGCGGATTCTCATACCATGAGTTTTACAGATCTGGCAGTGGTCTTGGGTTGGTTATTACTGCTGCTGATGCTTCCTATGCAAGCATAGTTACTTACATTCAATCTTCGCGTGCAGCAACCAGCGCATATAGTTTATTGTCGGCTTATTCTGATAACGGTGGGGATAGAGAATTTAATCTTCAGGGAGACGGAAATGGATACTGCGATGGCGCCTGGACCGGAGGCGGTGCCGACTATGCCGAATACTTTGAATGGAGCGATGGCAATCCTGATGAAGAAGATCGCCGTGGTATTGCTGTGGTGCTAGATGGTGACAAGATCCGCCCTGCCGCTGCTGGCGAAGACCCAATCGGTGTGATCTCCGGCAACCCCAGCGTGGTTGGTGATGCTGCTTGGAACAAGTGGAGCGGAAAGTATCTTCGCGACGACTACGGAACCTACATCCAAGAGGATTACGAAGTCACCGATAAAGACGGGAATACTGTCATCCAGCAACGTCGCAAGCTGAATCCCGCCTACGATCCCGATCAGGAATACACCTCCCGCGAAGAACGCCCCGAATGGGATTGCGTGGGCCTAATGGGCAAACTCCGGATCCGCAAGAGTCAGCCAACTGGCAGCCGTTGGATCAAGATGCGTGACATTAGCGATTCCGTTGAGGAATGGTTGGTCCGCTGAGGCCCAGCAGTCCTACTCTCTACTAGCCACCACACCCACTAACCATGTCCACCACCGTTTTCACCTGGCACATTGCCCAACTGGAGCGCGAGACCGCTGACGGCTACGTCTTCACGGCTCACTACACCATCGACGCTAACGACGGCACCTATAACGCTGGCGCCTACGGCTCGATCGGCTTCGAGCGTCCCGAAGAGGGCATGATCCCCTTCGCTGACCTCACCGAAGAGATCGTGGTCGGCTGGGTCAAGGAACGGTTGGACGTTGAGCAGATCGAGGCAGCACTGCAAAGCCAGCTCGACGAGCAGCGCCATCCCAGCAAAGCCAGCGGATTACCCTGGGCTGCTTAGACTAGTGGCATGATCGAGCTGATCGCTGCTATTGCTGGGGCATCCATCAGCGTGGCGGCTATGGGCGCCATGGGGTTCAGCCGTCGCAACGATGAAGCCCGCGAGGCAGTGATCAGACTCACCGCTGCAGTGGAGCACATCGCCACGCAGCTTGAGGTCATGCACACCGATATCCGCACCGATCGCCAGGAGACGTTTAAACGGCTCAATGGCGTCGAGCAGCGCGTCGCTACGCTTGAGGCACGACCACACCGCTGACCATGGACGCCCAGACTGTTGCCGTTGTCGCCATTGTCCTTGCTGCTGGCAGTGAGATCATCGCGCTGACGCCGCTCAAGTCGAATAGCTGGATCCAGCTTCTGCTGCAGGCCCTCAAGTTGATGTTTCCCAAGCGTGGCTAAAGCACCGATCAAACCCAGCGACCTGTTCCGGTACTGGAAGGCGCTGCCGCACCAGCAGGCGGCGATCGTTGAACTGGAAGCTGAGCTGTTAAAGGTTGCGCCTGATTTGTTTAATAGGGATCAGCCATGGTTCCAGACATGGAGCCAAGGCGGCAAAGTGCACAACCACGATGCCGCGGCCAAGCTGATCAAAGAGTTCGAGGGCTGCCACCTGTCGGCCTATCCCGATCCGCTCAGCGGCGGTGAGCCATGGACCATTGGCTACGGCACCACCAGATACAGCGATGGCCGCAAGGTGCAGCGCGGCGACAAGATCACCGTCATCGACGCTGGCAAGCTGCTGGACCTGGAGATCGAGCGCGTCGCTGAGAAACTGAGGGCGACCGTGCCGTTCTGGAATGCCATGACCGGCGACAAGCAGTCTGCGCTGATCAGCTTCGCCTACAACCTGGGCAGCGGGTTCTACGGCACCACCGGATTCGAGACGATCAGCAAGTGCCTGAAGGACAAGGACTGGGCAGCGGTGCCCGACGCGCTGCTGCTGTACCGCAACCCTGGCACTAATGTTGAGGCCGGCCTGTTGCGCCGACGCCAGGCTGAGGGTCGGCTGTGGGGCGTTGAGCAGCAAACCGCCAAGCTGACACCGAGCAGCCCGTTCACGGCACGGATCACGCCACACATCACCCTAGGCGAGTTTGCGCTGGGTCAGGAGGCGCGGCGCTTTGACCATCAGCATCAAGTGGACACCGCTGCCGAGCTGGCGGCGTTCCTTGAGCGGGCGCGTGGTGCGTTCGGCGGCAAGCCAGTGGTGATCACGAGCGGCTACAGGCCAGCAGCGATCAACCGCTCAGTCGGCGGTGCCAGTAGCAGCGAGCACCTTTATGACGCGCCAAGCGTCGGTGCAGTTGACTTCTACATCCAAGGCGCCGACATCAACGCAGTCCAAGCATGGTGTGACAAGAACTGGCCATACAGCGTTGGATACGGCGCACCTAAAGGGTTCGTGCACCTTGGCGTCCGCAAAGGCCGGCCTCGCGTGCGCTGGGACTATTAGACTGCTGGTGTAAGCCGCTACACACGGCATGGCGATCAGCGCAAAACGGCT